TCAGGTTTGCATGCCGACGCCCAAGCGCAATGGTGTTTGGAAACGTGGCGTTTTCCTGCGCAGCGCCGCGTCGATAGCAGCTTCGCTCATGGGACAACGGCTCGAGCGCGCACCAGGAAATACGTATCGACCTCGCCCGGTCAGTGCACGGAGTTCACGCAGGATCGCCACGGCTTGCGCCGCGAGGGGAACGAAATGGGCTGTGTCAGTCTTCGTCGCTGCGTAGCGCCATTCCGCACGATCAAGGTCGAATTGAGACCATTCCGCCTTACGCAGTTCGCCCGGCCGCACGAATAGCATAGGAGCCAGTTTCAGTGCGCATAGCACAGGAAATGTTCCGCTAAAGCCATCGAACGCACGCAACATCTCCCCAACCTTCGTCCGATCGGTAATCGCCGCGAAATGTGTTGTTTGCGCCGGTGGAATTGCCCCAATGAGGTCGCGCGCGGGATCGGATTTGCAGAGACCCTCCTTGATGCCGTATCGGAACACACGGCTAATTTCGCCACGAAGGCGATGTGCCGTATAGCGCGCTCCACGACTGTCCACGCGTTTGAGCGCATCGAGGATCTCCGGCGCGTCGATTTCCGCTACGGGGCGCTTGCCGAGCCATGGGAACGCGTCGTTCTTGAAACGAGCCAGTGTCTTGTCGTGCTGCGCCGGTTCGACGTATGTGCGACGCTCCTCCATCCATGCAAGCGCAACAACTTCGAAGGTGTTGATCACCGAAAGACGCGCAGCGCGCTTTTCCACCTTTTTTGCAGCCCCAGGATCGATGCCGCCAGCAAGCCTCTCGCGGGCCTCGTCTCGCTTCCTACGGGCTGCCGCAAGCGAGACATCTGGATAAACGCCAAGCGCCAGCGTCTTGTCCTTGCCTGCGAACCGATAGTTCATCCGCCAATATTTTGCGCCGGACCTGTCGATGCAGACCACCCCAGCAACAAAAAACCCGCGTGGCCTAACGCCAACGCGGGTTTCAGGATTCCGGCGGAGGATGCCGGAACAGATTCTGGTGCTCAGAGCGGGACTCGAACCCGCGCGCTTCCTTGCCTGGCGTGGCTTCGTATGCGAATGCTGGCAAAAAGCTGGCATTTCGTCGCTACGAGGCCGGCGTCTCCTTTGCGGCGCGCGGCGGCGCCGGGCACGCCTCCGCATGCATCTTGTTCGCGGGGAATAGGTTCAGGAACGACCGCGCCTCGTCCATCGACGTGCTGGCGAGCCAGCTCTCGTATTCGGCGGCCGGCAGGATGACGACCGATCGCTTCTCGTCGTCAGGCTTGTGGAAGCGGCTCATGAGCGGATGCTCGGCCGAGTTGACCGTCAACATCGTGAACGAGAGCTCCGGCCCTTCGGGCTCGTTCCACTCCCGCCAAAGCCCGGCGATCGCGAACGGCGAGCCGTCGGCCATGCCAATACGCCATCGCTCGGCTTTCCCGGTCTCATAGTTGAACTCGTAGAACGCGTCGGCCGGGATCAAGCAAAGCTGCTGCTTTTTCCAGGCGCCGCTGAAGTTCCGCTTCTCGCCCACCGTCTCCGAGCGCGCGTTCATCGTGTCGAAGGGCTTGACGCCTTTCGGGATGTGCTTGCGCGGCACGATGCCGAACGTCGCCACGTCGGCCCGCTCGACGCCCTCAACGCGCCGGATAATCGGCGCCGGATAGTCCTTCCAGACATCATCGCGCCACGGACTCTCGGGCGGTTCGACACCAAAGTGTTTGAAGAGCTGGTCGCGGCGCGCGGCGGCGTAATTCGTGCACATGGATGGCTCCCGGTGGCGAGCGCCCATCATAACCAGATCGATGCGCTTTCTGGCTATACTGTATATTTATACAGTGGTTTGGAGGGGCAAAAAATGGAGCCGCTTTGGGAGTACCGCTGGGAGTTTGTCGAGGATGGCCACTGGGGCGGCCGCAAGGAGACGCTGCACCATATGACCGACGAGGAAGCGACGGTATGGTGGGCATATGGAAGGAAAGGGACTCGGCGCCTCGATGAGACGAAGCGCGACCGGAACACCTTTGAGGTCGACTGGAGCCTCACGAACGGGTACAACCCGTATCGCGGGCTCCCCTGAGACTGATCGAACCTACGCGCCGGTGACCGCCGGCGAGACGAGCTGCGCCAGCGCCATCTGTGCGGCGGCGTAGCCATCGTTGAACAGCCGCTGCCGTAGCCCGAGCGGCATCGCACGATCGAGTGTCGATGCATACCCGGTCTCCACGAACGCCATGTGCGCCCCAGCCGCCTGAGCAGCCGATACGTGCGTCGATTCGCAGGCGGAGAGCATCAGATCGATGAGGCGCATCGAGAAGTCGATCGCCGAGAGCGCGCTGCGCGGGCGCACCGGCAGGTCCTGGCTGACGAGCTGGATCCCGAGCCGCGGCACGTCGTCGATCTTCAGACGGTCGACCGGAATGTTGTTCACCATCCCGCCGTCGGCCAGCATCGCCGCCCCGAACTGCAGCGGCTCGAAGGCAAACGGGATCGACGTCGATGCGCGCACCGCTTGCGCGATCGCCGCAGACGGTGTTCGCACGCGCGAGAACTCGAACGGCGCCTCCGCCGAGACATCTGACGCGACGACCGTCAGGTCGACGCCCAGCTGGCCGAACGACAGGCCGCCTGTGTGCTCCGCCAGCCATGCGAGCAGCTTCGAGCCGTCGCAGAAGCCGCGCATGCGCAGCGCCGCGAGCGGACTGAAGGACAGCATTCCCGACCAGTCGAACGTCAGCGCCATCGTCTTCATGTCCGAAAGCGCCATGCCGCACGCGGCGAGCGCCGCGACGATGCTGCCGCCAGAAGTGCCCGCCAGCTCGACCGGCTCGAAGCCGGCGTCGGAGATCGCCTGCAGGGCGCCCACGTGCGCCGGCACCTTGAAGCCCGATCCGCTCAGTGCCACGCGGATCGGCTTCATTGCAGCGGCGCGCCGGTGAGCGGCGTCGAGGCGGCCGCTGGCGCGGATGCTGCGGAGGCGCCGGACGCCGGAACTGCAGCCGAAGCCTTCGCCGAAGCAACGGCATTCTCGAACTGGTTGACAAGGTTCGTCGCCAGCTCGGCCACGGCGAAGCCAGCCTGTATCGCGGCCTGCGTGGCCGGGGGCAGCGGCATCGCAGCCACGATCCCTGCCACGGCGGGGATACCTTGCTGGATGAGCGCCTGCACGTTGGTCGTCGTAATAGTTGCGCCGCCCGCGCACACGCCATTGACGAGCGGCTGGACCGTGCTCTTGATCACCGTATTGGCATTGGCCGCGAAGGGCAGCGTCGCGCCAGCCGTCGCGTTGAACGTCGTGATGAGCGTGATGGCGTTATCGAACGCCGGGCAGAATGCGCCCGCGAGCTGCGCGGGCGACATGGTCAGTTGTGGCAGCGTCAGTACGGGCGTCGCGGAGGTCGAAGTGGTAGATGTGCCGGTGGTCGTCGCGCAGCCAGCAAAAGCGACGGACGCGGCAAGTCCTGCCGCAAGCAGCATACGTTTTTTCATGGGTGAGAACCTTCGGGAGTTAAATGCGGCGATCGCCGCGAGAAATACTGCTCGAGGTGAACGACGAATTACTGCTCGGCCGCCTGGGAAGCGACGGGCTGCGTGACGGCGGGAGCCGGAGGCGGCGGCATTACTCCAGACCTCGGCTGATAGCCGCCCACGGCGGCCGCCGGCGCCACCGAGCGGTTCAGGCGCACCATCAGCGCGGCGAACAGCGGAGAAAGCACGTTTGCGCCGAGCCAATGCGCGCCGGCGACGATCGAAACCGCCAGCGATCCCTCAACCGCAGGCGCGAGGTCGATATGCCAGGCCTGCGCGATTCGTGCTATCACCGGAACCAGCAACAGCGTCGCGCCGGCGGCCGTTCCGGAATTCATCGGGGAAGTCTGGTTCATGCATGCTCCTGGTGAGATCTGCGCTTGCGCGCGGTAGTCGCGCCGCGATGCGCGGCGACGTGTTCGGCCAGCAGCTCGGCCTGAAACCGGGCAACCGCATCCGGACACGTGAATATCGATTGCGTGTTGTTCTGTGCCTTGTAGCCGACGCCGCCGGCCGATCCTTTCACGACGAATGTCCCCTCCCCTGACGCGCTCCAGTTGGTCGAGCCTTCGGCGCCGACCTTGCCGTCGGCGACGAATCCTTTCGTGTGGCTGATCTGGTGAGTGGTCGACTGGCCGATTACGAAGTGCGTGTTGAAGCCGGTCGGATCCGCCGCCGCATCGGAATCGAGCAGCCGCTTCTCGTGCACGCCGCCGGCCTGCGACTTGTCCAGCGTGATAAGGCAGGTGATCGAGCGATCGTGGACGATGCGCATCACGATCTCGTTCAGCTCCTCGTCGTCATACCCGAACATGTTCAGGTAGAGGGAGACCGTGACGCGCGAGAGCACGTGCTTGAGGACGTCATGGACGTCATCGCGGCCCACATAGAAAAGATGGAAGTCCTTCGACGCATTCGGAGAATATGTGCCCTCCTTTGTGTATTGCGCGAGGTCCAGGAGGTCGAAGGTGTGCAGGGTTTTCGTGTTCATGCGATTCCCAATGATTTTTTTGCCGCGCCGTACAGCGCGAGCCGCTGCGAGTAGCCATTCAATCCGCCGTTGATAGCCCACGTGATCTGCTGGAAGTTGGCGGCGTCGGCCAAAGCACTGAGGTTGCTATTCCCCCAAAACCAACCAGCAGACATGGCCGCATTAGCCGGTTGCTCGAGCAGCTCAGGATGGTTCAGCAAGTCGAGCTCGAGGCCCATCTCGCACAGGACATATGCATCGCGCCCGGTCACCTGAATGCAGCCGCGTCCGCGGTACTTCCAGCCGTCGCCGCTTGCCTCGTCACCGTTTCCCATGCGGCTCGCATACACGCGATTCGCGATCATCGGCGGCTTGTTGGCGTACTGCCGCGCCGACTGCTCGTCGAAGTAGTTTGGGAAGGTCGAAAGCAGGCCTTCGGAGCTGTAGTTCAGGTTCTCTGCTACCGCCGTGAGGCGCGCACTTTCGACGCCGATCTGCGCGAGGAACGCGGCGACACGCAATGGCGTATTGATCGAGTACTTGTCGCATGCAGCCTGGAGAGGCTGGGTCCATTGCGCAGAGCGCGGCAGCGGCGCGCCGCACCCTGCCGAGATGATTTGCGGGGTGAGGTTCATAGGACCGCCATCAGAAACTTGAAGCAGTCCGATAGCCACGCGGGAAACCGATGAAACTCGACGTAGTACCAAAACCCATACAGGCCGAGCGCCGGCAGTCCCATCGGAACGAGGACCTGCTTCATCAGGAACCGCCACGCGGCAGCGAAGCGACAGAAAAACCGCACGGCCGTAATGCCTTCGGTCCATGCGGAACGAATAAAAGCTGTGTCTTCGGCGACCTTCTCGGTGACCTTCGTGTTATTGGCAATCGCCTCGTCCTGCTTGTCGAGGCGCGTGACCACCGCGCGCCGAAACTCGGGTTCGGGCATATCCATCATTTCGTCGGCTTCCATGTATCCCCGGAAATGAAAAAGCCGCCTTCAGAAGGCGGCTTTTGATCGTTATCTAAGGCGTTTCTTGCCCAGGCGGTCCGATGGACAGCCTCGCAAATCGAGCGGCGAACGGAGGGGCAATCGGCACGCGTATAATTCCAGCCGCCCTACCGACCGCAACCGATATGAATATCCATCCTTTATCAAAGCCAGCGGGCCGCACAGAATCGCTCGACGTTATCCGCGGCATTGCGGCCATGGTCGTGATGCTGTCTCATTGCAGCATCGGCGTATCGACCGCGATGCCCGCTGCCTGGGCAGCGTTGGCATGGACGCCGCTCAGATTCTTCTGGGCTGGCCACCAGTCTGTGATCATGTTCTTCGTGCTGAGCGGATTTGCGCTTACCCGCATGATCGAAAGCATGAAGCCCTACGGCTACTGGAAATATTTGGGCGCCAGAGTTGCTCGTCTATACCCCCCTTATATCCTATCCGTCGTTTTCGCCCTGGCAGTATTCGGCACGATCTCTGCCTTTGGCGTCCATTGGGAGTGGGGATGGATGACGGTCAGCAAGCCGTATCTGACATTGCCGCTTGCACTCGGCCACCTGATGATGGTCGGTGTATTCCAAATGGGAGATATCAATCCAGTCATCTGGTCGCTGGTCTACGAGATGAGGATATCGATCCTCTTCCCATTGGTGCTCTGGGCTGTTTCGCGGTACAACTTTAAAGCCGTTTTTGCCTTTGTTGGACTGTCCCTGCTCTATTGGCTTCGCTATCGAGGCTTGACATGGGATTGGCCCCTCACGGCAACATCGAATCTGCTTGAGACGTTGCATTACACGACATTCTTCGCGTTCGGGTCATGGATTGCACTCAATCAGATTTCCATACGAGCAAAGCTCGCCGCGTTAAGCAAAGTTGCCACTGGCATGATGTGGCTGCTCGGACTGGCGCTCTTCACCTATTCCTATAATGGATCTTTTCATCTCGGGCAGCGAGCGCTTGCCGATGTTTTCATTGGAATAGGCTC